TTAATAGCCATCCGATCCCACTGCGTGGGGCATGGATGGGGCAAACTCACTCAATTTCTGGTTGAGGATGAGTACCTGGTCCTGGTTATTTTCAGCCATCCAGGATCCGTACACCCGGTAAACCATTTGCGCGTCGGTGTGGCCCATTTGCTTCGCGATGAAGTTAGGGTTTGCACCGGCAGCCAACGACCAGCATGCATACGTGTGTCGGGACTGGTATGCTCTGCGATAGCGAATCCCGGCGCGTCGCATTGCTGCCTCCCACGACTGGTTAATCGACCCCACTGCGTAATGATGCCCGGCACGGCCTTTACGCAATCCGATTTGCGGGTTGAACACGAACGTGCACGGATGCACATCAATACGGCCATACTCGCGCAGTTTCACCTCAACCTGATACTGCTTACCCAGACGTGTTAATTCGGCCTGGCTCTTCAGCACGTCGATAGCTGGCTGAATTAGGTTGATGATGCGGTCCGTTCCGGCCTCTGTTTTCGGAAGAGTGAACTCCTTCGTTAACGTGTGGTTCCGGCGGATCATCATCGTACCGGCTTTCAGGTCGATATCTTCCCAGGCCAGCGACACGAGTTCGCCATGGCGCACCCCGGTGTACACGGCCAGCGACCACATGTTTTTCAGCTGCTGGGTGGCGCACGCATTTATCATCCGTATGAACTCGTCGCGCGTCAGCGGGTCAGGTTCACAGCGTGAACGCTTGAGAAGTGCGATCCCATTGAATGGGCTAACCTTCACATAACCGCTTTCAGCAGCGAACTTGAACATGCCAGCCATGGTCTTCATGTAGTTGTTGACGGTTCTGACTGTCCGACCTTTCACCGGCGTCTGGTGTCCAGCTTTCAAGGTCTGATAACCGGTCAGCAATTCCTTCCGGATAAACAGCAGGTCTTCCTGCGTCACCGCAGATACCAGCCTGTCCCCGCCGATCCTTGGCACCATGTTGCGCGCTATAGATGAATAGCGTGACATCGCATTGGTGCTGATCTCCATGCGTTTCAGTTCCAGCCACTTATTCGCCAGCTCCAGCACGGTGATTTCCTTGCTCTCCACCCCAAACCTTTTCAGGTTCGGCGAGTCCGGGAACTGTGCGGCATAGTTGAAGTTGCCGGTCTTTATCGAAAAGCACACCGACGCGCGCAGCTCGCCAGCGACCTTTCTGTTTTTTGGTGTATCCGGCACGCCGAGGCTTTCACGCACCCGGCTACCTTTATATAGGAACCATATGCGGAGTGTTCCGCCGTGGTTCTCCACGCCTGTTGGGTATGCTGACTTAGCCATTATTCCCTCCTGACGTCCAAGAGCCCGCTAAGCATAAACGGATCCTCATTGGCGCGCACCTGGCTGTTTCTTTGACATGCTCTCAACCCACTGGTCGACAGCCTTGCGGTTGTACATGCATTCGCTGTTTTTCTTCGGTACGCCGTCCGGGGAAACATGCAGATATTCCCTACCGGCCATCCAGCATTTTTTGCGGGCCCGCTGAATAGTGCCCGGGCGAAGGCCGGTAATCTCGACGAGCTTTTCTTCGGTTACCCAGTCGTTGGGCACGATTAAGGTCATTTCGCTCATGATCGCTCCTATGACATCGTTTTATAAAACTGTGGGCCGTCTGGCGTGGCCGCGCGTAATTCGTTTTCCGGATGCACTGAATAATTTCTGTCGTCCCACCGCACCCAGAACTGCGGATGGTCACCGTCAGGATCCTGCAGGCTATCCACCACGCCATGAATTCCTCCGGTCTTCTTCTGGACTATTGAGCCCACATTAAAAGCAGCCATTGCACACCTTCCGGTTCGTGAAGAAATGAGATGAGAGCGCCCAGTGCGATAAGCGCGCCGATGAACTTAAGTACGGGGTTTGATTGCATGGTGAACTCCCAAAAAGAAGCCCGGCGCGGGGCCGGGCAAAAGGGATAACGGAGCAGTGCTTTCGCACCCAATAGCCAGCTCATAACTGGCTATCAGCTGCGTCATGGTTTGATGTGAAGGCGCGGTTCGCCGTCTTTCGGTTCGGGCCACTGGCGCGCCATATTCACCTTCAGCTTTTCTTCCAGCGCCGCGGTGATTTGCTCATCGGTGATGCCGGCGCGCCGCTGTGCGTCCCATAGCAGGAACTGCATATCAGCCCATTCGCTGAGGTCGCCTGGATCGGCTGCAGCTTCCAGCGCCTCTTTTGAAAGGTGCTTCAACGGTCCAATGGGGCCGACATTGCCGAAGGTCTTTTCTGACCATTCAGCGTGGCGCCGCCGGATCAGGTTTCTGGTGAACTGCGATTTCTTAGATTCGTAAGGTTTCACGCTCTCTCCTCATGCCGCACGCTGGGCGCGCAGCGTAAAATTACTTCCGCCAGGCGAAGGCAATCGGCTCTGGCGTAATCCACAGGTGGCGCATGTTCGCCACGTTCACCACATCAGAATTCCGCGGGTAAATCTCCACAGCATCCCGATCCCCATAGCCAACAGCTGACTTTATCTCCTGCAACGCATCCCAGCTGATGCCATCCTTCCACCGACCCGAGCCGCCAATGCTGGTGGTGTTCACCGTTAGGCGGATGACGCCGTTGTCTTCCTGAAACTCCTGGACTAGAAAGTAAGAGTTAGCCCACACGTTGCTCCGTTTGGGGTCGTGGCATCGTACCGGCCACTGAGATTCCGGTACCGGCTTGAGTATTCCGATCACGTCTCATGCTCCTTAATTTTTTAATGTGCTCTGTCGCCTCGAGTTCGGCGCGTATCTGTGCCTCCTCACGGTGATCGAGGTGCTCAAAGTCATTGTTGAATCGGTCGATTGAAGCGGTGTTGATCAGGCCCTGTCGCCAGTAGCGGATTATCTGTGATGTGCTGCTGTGGATGATGACGGGCCAACCGTGCTGGTCAGCGTAAATCTGACCACGTTGGATGAGTGAAAACATCACGCACCTCTCTGCTTATTCCTCAACTCGATCTCTTCCTGACAACTCGCGCATGTTTGGCAGCCGGTAACGGCAGCGCGCCGCGGCTCGGGAATTGGTTCGTCGCATTCTTCACAACGCTCAGCTGATACGGCGTTGCGGTTCAGCCGGTGAGCGGAAAGGGCAGCGTTACGCTGAAGCTCTTCAATGGGACGAATGCTGCGTTCAGGATTGGTGGAACCGGAACGGCAAGAATTAAATTGCAGGGAACTTCTAATGGTAATTCAGCGTTAGACATAGCTTCTTTAGAATGGACCAGTACAAACGGTGGTAGTGCTGTAGGCACTCTGAAAATAAATATGAATGGTGGTGCAGCCTGTATTGAGCTTTCAACTACAGGCATGGTCGCACTTAAGAACGTTAAAACGTTGGCAGAAATATCTGGCGCCCCGGCGGGCACCATTTACAAGGACGCTTCTAACTTCCTTAAGATTGTTTAAGAGAAGTCATCGCCAAGGAAGGCGGTGAGAAGCGCTTCTGCAATCACCCTGTGTCCCATATCTGCAGGGTGGTTAGCGCCATTACCTGTAATAGCGTAAATGTTTTTACGCTGAAGCATCTGAACCCAGACGTTTGTTATATCGACAAATGTCACATGATTATATTTGAGAGATAACTTTTTCAACTCTTCGCTGTATAGCGGGAAATACTCCTTCTTAGGCAGCACCCACTCAGGATTCGGAAGGGTAGAAGAAAGCAGTACGATTCGCGCATGCTTATTTTTGCTTTTGATATTTTTTATCAGAGCATCGATGCTGAAATAGTATTCTTTTGGCGGTAGATCATTCGAATCGTTCATACCGAAAGAAATGATATAAACATCAGAATCAAACTTTGTGAGCCTTCCGTCAGTGCTGTAGTAGGCGTTATTAGAGGTCCACCCCGGCACCGATGGGTTGTAGTAATGATATTTGCCGCCCTTCACCATAGACATGTAAGCAGACACCAGTCCGACATATGGAGGCTGGTGCGGTTCTGAGTATATGTCGCTGGCATTCGCACCGAAAGTAATGCTATCCCCATAATACGTCACCTTCATTTCCTGCAGGCTTTTAACGTAATTACGTAAGTCTGTAACCCCGCCACTCATTTTCAGGTAAAGGCGATCTGTCTTCTTGTAAGACGCCGAAATCTGATATTTCTGATATTCAGTCGTAACGTTGATGTTGAAGTTTTTATCTTCTTTCAGCGGCTTTTTAAAACCTGATTTAGCTACCGGTATAGTTGAGCCGTCAGGGATTGCTATTTTGTCGCCTGATGCCCTGAAATCGGTACCGTTATGATACAGCTCGCCGGTTGTCTGATTGAACATCATGACCGGCCCGGATGGCCTGAACAGCAGTCTTTCGCTTTTAAAATCCTCAGATGCGTAAATAGTATCCGAATAAACGAATTTCCCACCAAAGAAAGAAGGGTGAATATTAAACTTATTCACAATGTTGTTGCTGCACTTTACATCCGTGCACGTCGTGTAGTCATCAGGTGCAGCTGGTATTTCAGCTGCGGCACCAAATGACACAGACAGTAGCGAAGCAATAATTAATTTTTTCATTTAGCTTTTCCGTATGCTTTTTTCTTTATCCAGCCATTAACAGGCTTTTCAATAAACTTATAGCAGGCAAGGGCGATAACCTGGCAGTAGATGTAATAGACGATAACATAAGGAACTATGCTCACTGTCTTATCGAGGCCAAGTTGCGTCCAGATAAACAGAAATACCGGCGCTGAGATACCGTGAGACAGGTACAGGCTGTAAGATGAGTCGCCCAGCAGCAGGAAAGTGCGGTTGTGAGGAACAACCCCCTCAAGGCTCAGAGCCGACCAGACGATCACGAACGCCGGGATGCCCCATGTCAGCAGTCGGGAATAATCGTTATAAGCAAAAACACCCGAGTTAGCGAAAGCAAAAAGCGGGAAGAAAGAAGCAATTCCCACCCACGCCAGCCACTTCGGCAGGACGCATCCTGCTGAGTACATGCGGTAAAGATACATACCGAGGATGAATTCGATAAACATCTGGCTGGACAGAGTTACCAGAACTTTGCTTTCACCGTGAGCCAGGGCGTTACCTGCGCCGAAAATTACCAGGGCGCAGACTGAATAAAACTCGAGTGAGTTGGCTTTTTTAATGCCAATCGCAAGAAGACCCGCAAGCAAGAAATAGAACAGGAATTCAAACTGCAAAGTCCAGCCGATTCCAAGAATTGGTGGCTTGTCAAAATTCATGAACGTCATCGTTTTGATGATCCACATGAGGTCTAGCCGCGAGCCGTTGAAGATATATGCAAAATCTGCAGTAGGTTGGGATATAGCACCAGAATCAACCAGCCATGATATGAACACAACGACTAGTGTTGCCACAAGGTACAAAGGCCATATGCGAGTTATGCGGCGCTTTATGAAGCCCAGCGGCGTTAATTTTGGCGTCATGCCATCCTTATAGAGCCCGCCGTAAATGATGTACGGCATGATAAAACCGCTGATGATGAAAAATATGTCAACACCAACACCACCAAGGTTTGTTATCTGTGGGGTAATGCCATAAACGGCAAGATTTGCGTGAGCATAAATCACGAGGAAGGCGGCCAGAAACCGCAAATACTGAATGTTGGCAATCATCATCAACTTTCTTGTCTGTTAAAAGGCGAGTGATTTTAACAGTTAAGAGTAATCCGATCATTCTCTTTGGTTTGAACATTGACCTAACTACCAACATTAATAATACTGTGTTTATGTACAGTTAATATGTGATGTGATCATGCCAAGCACAGAAGACATGCATGCCGACTTTGTTGCGGCCGCAGAGCCATTCCTTCCTCCTTCTTCCAGCATTGTCGAAACGCAGGAAGGGTATGATGTTATAGAGAGCTCAACGCTGTTTAAGCGGGGAGATACATTGCTCATCTGGTTTTGCGGCCGCCAGCAGCATGCGTACTGGGCCGGTGATGCACTGATCACTGATGATGGTGAGTCCATCGAAGGCGAGGCACTTGATGATGTTCGCCTGGTTGGTGTAGTTACGCATACCATTAGCCCGGTATGGGTCGACGACAATCCGGTGATGTGATGTTCGCCCTGGTAGATGTGAACTCGTTTTATGCGAGCTGTGAGACGGTATTCAGGCCTGACCTGTGGGGGAAGCCAGTTGTCGTGCTCTCGAATAATGACGGCTGCGTGATCGCCCGCTCAGCGGAAGCAAAAAAGCTCGGCATTAAAATGGGCGATCCGTACTTCAAGTGTAAGGATTACTTCCGGCAGCAGGGCGTGGTTTGCTTCAGTTCAAACTATGAGCTCTATGCTGACATGAGCAACCGGGTGATGACAACGCTGGAGGAAATGAGCCCACGCGTCGAAATTTACAGCATCGATGAGGCCTTCTGTGACCTTACTGGCGTGCGTAACTGCAGGGTGCTGGAGGAGTTCGGTAACGAGCTGAAAGATGCAGTGCGCAGGAATACCGGTCTGGCTGTCGGCGTTGGGATCGCCCAAACAAAGACCCTGGCCAAGCTCGCAAATCACGCGGCAAAGACATGGAAAGCCACCGGCGGTGTGGTGGACCTGTCGAATGTGGATCGCCAGAGGAAGCTCATGGCATTGCTGCCAGTAGATGAAGTGTGGGGCGTTGGCCGCCGCATCAGCAAGAAGCTGGAAGCCATGGGTATCAAAACCGTGCTCGACCTGGCGGACACGCATATCGCCGTTATCCGCAAACACTTCAATGTCGTGCTGGAGAGAACGGTGCGCGAGCTGCGTGGCGAGCCTTGTCTTGATCTGGAAGAGTTTGCACCGGCAAAACAGGAAATCGTCTGCAGTCGGTCCTTCGGCGAACGCGTTACCGAGTACGAACAGATGCGCCAGGCTATCTGCAGTTATGCAGCGCGTGGTGCCGAAAAGCTTCGCGGCGAGCATCAGTATTGCCGCTTTATTTCTGCATTCGTGAAAACCTCTCCCTTTGCACTTAACGAGCCATACTACGGCAATAGCGCCTCAATGAAATTGCTCACGCCAACGCAGGATACCCGCGACATTATCAATGCTGCTGTAAAGTGCCTGGACAAAATCTGGCAGGATGGGCACCGGTACCAGAAAGCCGGCATTATGCTCGGGGATTTCTTCAGCCAGGGCGTGGCCCAGCTCAACTTATTCGATGAGAATGCACCGCGCGCCGGTAGCGATCGTTTAATGGGGGTAATAGACCATTTGAACGCAAAAGACGGGAAAGGAACGCTCTACTTTGCCGGACAGGGCATTCAGCAACAGTGGAAAATGAAACGTGAAATGCTCTCGCCGAGGTATACAACCCGGTTTTCAGATTTGTTAGTTGTAAGGTAATTAACTGCTTCTGGTTTGATTTGCTCAGATGATAGATGGAATTTTAGGCGGCAAGGTATTGCTATTACGGTAAATGATTAAAAATCAATTGGTTGGGTAATTTTTTGGGAAATGCAAATCATTATCTTTAAAAAAATACTATTTCTGACACAATCGTTGTTGTGAGTAGTCTATAGTTAATTAGCTTCTTATGAAGCTATGCTATGGTACACAACCTTTTTCTGGATTTCAGAGGCCCGTCTCTACGAGACGGGTTTTTTATCTGCAACGAAATTCGCAAAGCATTTATTTGTTTTCGATTTATCTAAGTGCATATTCCATGCGTGAATATATAATTTATTTGGCTTTAATTTTTGACATATCAAAAATGATGTATTACTTTTTACCGTGGCGAATCCCCCTAAGCGGAGGGGCGAACAGTCAATATTTTGCAGTATGCTCGCGTTTCTTTGGACTGTAAGGGAAACACCGGGAGGCACCCGGCGCCACATTTTTATTGATCCACTTCTACCCAATGATTCATTATGAATTTTATGGGTTATTCATCTTGGTAGAGATTTCATTCAATAATTGAAAAAAAAGGGGGACATCTTCCCCCAAATTAGTGTTGCTTTGTTATTGCTTTAACTGCACCGTATCATTCTTGTGCATATCGCCTTAACTTTCAATTGAATAGTATTCAATTATGTCGTTAGATAAATTACAAGAGCAATTGAAAAAGAATAACTTCACTTGTTGTTTTTATCGAATTTATAGAGATTCTTTATCGTTCTTTGTTAAATGTGAATGCAAAAGGATTTAATTTGTTATTAATCTGTTGGTCATTGTTTACACATGTGTTTTAATATTGGATTTTTTTTAGTCGTGTTTTGTATGGATTAATTATTGTCTGGGGTTCATGTGTGTTTGAACTTCAGTGGCGGTGAAGGTTTATTATTTTCCTAAAATTATAGTTAAGTGTTATTTAAAATGAAAAGGTTCAGAATCCTTTTGTTTATTCCAGTGTTATATTTAAGCAAACAGGGCAGCTTAAATACCTTATAGAAGATGCATTAACAAAACCGATTTTAATATATGGCTTCGATTAACTCAGCCCCCTGATTCTTCACATTACCCACGGCACGCGTCACGGCGTGCCAGATAAACTTGTCGGCTGGCACTGCGCCGTCGGCAGCTATCTCTTCAGCTTCTTTCCCTCCAATATCCTGCCGCATCCACTCGCGGGCTGCTTCCGGTGACAAAACCAGTGGTCGGCGGTCGTGAATGTCGACCAGGCCTTTGTCAGCTGCAGATGTCACTATAAGAAAACCTTCCGCTTCATCGCCACGTTCGAATGGCGTGCTGCCAATCGCTGCCATGAATATTGGCTGACCATCGGCCCGGTGGATAAAGTAGGGCTGTTTCTTGTCGCCTTCCTTCTTCCATTCAAACCATCCATCAGCAAAGCAGATCGCCCGGCCATGCTGCCAGAGAGGTTTAAACATTCTGCTGGTGGCTGCTGTCTCGACACGCGCATTAATCAATGGCGGTTTATCCCACCATCCGGGCGCGTAACCCCAGAACACAGGATCGAGATGCAGCTGCTCGTCGCGTTCGCTCAACAGCAGGACTTTGGTACCGGGCGCCACGTTGTAACGTCCAATCGGTTCCGGGTCATATGCGATGTCGCGATCGCCTTCGTCGGCCAGGTAAGCCAGATATTCTTCACGGGTTTGGGCTTGTGCAAATCGTCCACACAT